GTATTTTTTAGTATCTCTTGCAGCTTGTCAATGATAGCATGAACCTTACCATAACGACGCGTATACTCTGACCCTAAAGAGATAAAGTGAGAATAAAGCCATTGATAATGTAAATGACTTTCGCGGACCCACTTACAAGATGGGTGATTTTTATGTGCTACTTTGTAAAGTAAATCGCTTTCTGTCTTATCAAGTATACGGTGGGCTGTAGAAAGCATTTGTGCGGATTCCACAATCATCTTGACAACATGCTTATCACACATATGTTGTGCGGCACGTTGGGGATGTTCATCTAAGTAGAATATGTTGATAATAAAACTCCTTTTGAATGTCTATATAATATAAGCATTTTTCCTACATTTGTCAAGGATTATTTTCATTCAAAAGATTCTCCTGTCTCACAGTCATGTAACAACACCCCCGTAGTCATGCAATAAATCTTGTTTGTTTCTTTACAGGGGCGAAATTTGCTACTCTGTCCAAGAGTAAAATGCTTCTCCATTACCTCAATATTATGACTAAAATCTTCGCCAAGCCTTTTTAGTGTGCCGTAAAAGAAAGTCCCAGGCCTTTTCGCTGCTGGCCTTGCCGGCCTTATCAAACCAGTCAAGTCCGCTCCATTTACGCTCTTCTGCTTCCGGCGATATCGCTCGTGCGTCTTCTGTCCTTCACTTTTCTCTTTCTCAACTTCCTCGCGAACGAGAAACTTATCCAGACGGTCACGCTCTTTTTGTAAGTCTTTGTCGTATTTGGAGCCATCTTCTTTTTTACGGCTTGTATTCTTGATAATATTACTTACTCTTGACACTAAAAAATCTCCTTTTATCAACTTTATACTATATAATATACGAAATTATTGATGGTTTGTCAAGCCTTTTTTTAAACTAATTCACACGAAGCACCTGCACAGGCTAACTCACCAGTCAAGTCTGTATTATCTGCTATTTCTACTATCTGAGAGACATCCACTGCTGACAGCTTCTTCTCCATAACTTCATACTCATCTGCACTAATATCAGTGAACGGTGCTTGTGTATAAGTACCACCATCATAAGGCAACACACTTAACCCATTATAGAAAGTTTTATTCTTCCACATCCACTCACCAACCTTTTCCCATTCTTCCTCCTTGATAGACACGGTACACGAAACATTATGTGTATTGTTGCCTGCGATGTGTCCAGGCTCAATCCATCTATTATAGATATCTTTCACCCTTTCCAATAGCTCCACAGATGTTTCATGTCTCAAGATACCAGTACCAGGCGCTCTTTGTGGAATAGAAATAACCGCTTGGCTTTCTGGTTTAAAGAAATCATCCTCTACTAACTCTGGATGGTTAATAGATAAATAGCTGTAAATGGCTTCATTCTTTCCTACACGAAGCCTACGAATATAATAGTCGTTATGCCAAGCATGAACTCCACTAGAGGTTCCTAAGACGCAGGATGTGGTTCCACTGGGCTTTACTGTAGTCACTCTAGCAGCTGTGTTTATACCTAACTCGCCAGCATAATACTTGTTAGTAGAAACTGCCAATTCAGCAGCTGCCTCCAAGTCTAGTTTCTGAACTCTACCACTTCCGATGCCTGTCATACCAATACCTAGAAGAGCGTCCTTCTCAGTGGTGCGACGCCATATGTCACGCAAATAGTGAAAGTTAGTATAGGATGCTTGTAAGGTACCGATAAGAGATGCGGCAGAAACTCTTTCGTTGAGGTCTTGCTGTGTCTCTACATCGCTCACATTTACTTCGCATAGGTTGCAAAACTGAAATGGCCGAAGAGCTATTTCAGCACAAGGGTTGGTGCCCCATTCCGAGTCGTTCGTAAAATAAACACCAGGCTCGCCGGCGCCGCTTGCTTTTACTTTATCCCAAACATTAAAGAAATCTTTCTTCTTTACTCTGTGTCTCACAACTACGGCAGAGTTATTGGCTCTTGCTCGTTGGGGTTCCGTTTCCCACCAACTACCGAACTTACACTGGAGCATATTTTGATCATCCAAAGAAAACAAAGAGATAGTAGCGCTCCTACGAATACCACCGGATAACACAGCATCAGCAATCCAACATACAATATCATGGACTTCAACTGTTGTAAGCTGCTCGCCGTGTTCCTTTCTATTAAAAATTCTTTTAATGTTATGTACACAATCAGAAAGCGGCTCTGGTCCCGGAGCCTTACCACCGCTAGTAATCAACAGTGCGCCTTTCTTGCGAATACTTCTAAAGTCAAATTCGGGTTCTGGTCTGCCAAGAAAATAACTCTTCATCAGCATCTTAATGCAATCGGCCCAGCCCTCTATACTATCTCCTACAAGATAACGACGCTTCTTTGTGGGCTTGTGAATAGGTGGCAACTTTTCTACATGATGCTTCTGAACTGAATAACCAACACCAGTACCCCCTAATAGCAAAAACATGACTTCGCTAAATGCGCGGTAGTCATCAATAGGTAGATATGCACAATTATAAATACGGGTTGGAGTTTGAGATATAGCTGGCCCAGCAAACTGGAGCGATCTCATAGACGGTAAAACTTTTTTATCATATACTAACTGGTATGCTTTTTCTATCTCCGATTGTAACTTAGGAAAGTTTGTAAGATGCATATTCTTATTTCGCGTTATAAGTTCTTCCCAAGTTTCTCTCCGTTGCTCATCAGGGAGATATCTAGCATATTTCATGTGTACGGTAACTTCTGATAAAATTTCTTGTGATAGATCCAATGTTACTCTCCGTCTTCTGTTGAGGTCTTTACCTTGTTTGCACTCTCATATCCATCTCTAAAAAATCCTTTTCCAAAACTTATTCCTACACTTTCAATTTTTCTTCTAACTTCAATGTCACAATTCGGGCAAGACCTTTTTTCTTTCGGGTCATACTCTGTCATGCTCATTGTTGCTATTACGTTATAAGTGCATTGATCACAGACCCACTCATACTGTGGCATCAGAGGCTCTTCTTCCCAATCTTTTCCACACGATGTATGAACTCACTCATACCATTGTCATGTGATAGAATGACCTCATACTCAACAACTTCATTCGTATAAACGTCCTCTTGAGTCATTAGCTCATTAGCCATTCTTATAATGTCATCTCGCTTTATTTCACGGCGATTGGCAGAATATACATTATGAACTTCTGTATCTGAATGGCCCCATCTCTTTGTTTTTGTTATTGTAAACCTATCTCCCATTATTCGCCATCCTTATAGCTTTTATATAAATTCCCAATCTTGCTTCGGCTATCACTGCCGCCGCCAAGCAGGCTGTTTAGTTTGTCAGAAGTGCTGAAACCTGACGATTGATCATCGTTCAACTCGATATGCGCACATTCTGGTTTCATATCTATGTTGAAATTTATATTGGCCGAGCCCATCCGATTCTTGCCAACATGAAACTTGCGTTGTGAGAAAGTACCAAAGAAATCTACTACATGAGCCTTGTTGATTGCTTCCCCAACCTTATCAATTGTAATAATTTCATCATTGAAACCGTCGCGATTGCTCTGTGTAGCTGTCCAAATAGGCAACTTCAACTCCATCGACATCGCTCTTAAGTCTTCAAATACACTTTCTAATTCAAATCTTTTCTGCTCATACCCGCGGCGACTCTTCATCAGATCACCATAATCAATAATGATAAGATCGGGATCAAACCCATTAGACAACAATCTACCAACATGAAACTTGATTGTATTAATGGTTGCAACCTTGGGTGGATATTCTTTAATCATTAACTGACCACCATTAAAACGAGCCAGCTCATTCTCTGCCTCAACCATACGCCGGCGAAGCTCCTTGGTAGGTATACCTGTAATGCGACTATCGTAACGATTACCTACATGAGTTTCGCTCAACTCCATAGAATAATGAATCACATTTTTACCTGCGGCCAATGCGCCGTAACCAAGATTAACCAGAAAAAATGACTTGCCGCCTCCAGTTGGAGCCATCACTACACCTAGCTCACCACTTCCTAATCCACCATCTAATATGTCCTCTTCATCTAATAAGGGAAAACCAGTAGGGATAGTGTTTCTTGTGTGAACCTTGCGTCTTGATTCAAAGCTATCAAAATAGTTCTGCCCCAAATCTTGCTCTGTATTTATTTTCAAACTTTGTTCTATTACTGACTGAATCTCTTCGTACTTACCCTCTTTCAACAAATCAACAGAGGCAAGAATTGCCTGCTTCATAGACTGGTTTTTACAAAACTCCAACGACTTATCTTTAGCGTACTCTATTTCCTGTCTATTTACTTTGGTTTCTATATCCAACAAAACTTCAATGGTATCTGCCTTGAGTTGATTGTCAGGTAACGATGAGATTTCCACCTTCAATGTTTCATAGGTAGGTGGAGTGTTATACTTATTAAACAACTTTCTAACTTCGGTCCAAACTGTCTTGTGAGCATCTCCAGTAAAATAATCATCTTTCAATGTTTCAAATGATTTCTCAAAAAACTCTCTATCGGTGAGAAGTCCTTGAATTACATTATTTTGAAATCCTACTCCAAAAGACTCAAAAGAATCAGTGTTCATTGCCAATTTTATTCTCCTTTATACAACAGGGTTAGTGTTCAAGATAGAAAAGTTAGCCAACCAACTATCTATGTTAGTTGGGTTAATGTCTTCCGACATAAGTTTAAGTCTAAACTGATAAGAATTAAACTTTGGTGTATCAGAAATGTAAGAATTTTGCAAACTATCAATAGCAATGAGTGAAATCTCCAACTCCAACAACTGAACTACTTTATAATTGAGCCGGACGAGATCTTCATTATCCAAGTACTTTTGATACTTATCTTCCTTGCGGCTGCGTAACCAATCAAACA